GTTACAAAAGTACAAGAGAAGATACCACTTCTCATTTACCAAGGGTGATAAATGGCTCAGAACAAATGGGTTGAACCAGAATACGCACCACCTCCTTTATTCCTTGGTCGTAAGGAAAAAGATCTTGTTAAACAAGTCAATGACGAACTTTTGGAAAGAGTCATTGGACAGGAGGTTTTTTATTATGCCATTGATATCAGAACCACTAACTATCATCCTTTGTACGGAGAAGCAATCGTAAAGAACTTCTTACCACCTGTTAGGGTTTATGCTCTGGTAGAGTGGTCAACATATGGAACAGTCCAGACAGAAGGTTTTGGTCTAGATAAAGCTGCCGAGATTGTTGTACACTTCCATCAGCGTAGACTCCAAGAAGACCAAAATATATTTGTCCGCGAAGGCGATTTCGTAAAATATGACGGTCTTTATTATGAAATAATGACGTTAGAAGAACCTAAGCAGCTTTTCGGTCAAGTAGGCGAATCCTTGGAAGTAGCAGCCAAGTGCAAGGTATCCAGAAGAGGTCTATTCGATGCCACCTAAAAAACCACAATCTCCACCAGAACCTCCATCAACGGACAAGTACGATTATACCGGTATCGAGAATGCTGATCGCATTCTGAGAGAGACATCTTTGATGCCTTCAACTATCGAGACAATCGATACAGCAATGTTTAGGTATCTGGATGAGGCTTTGAATCTTCATGCAAATACCAATAAGGGGTTTGCAAAAGTTCCTGTTATTTGGGTTGCTGGTGAAAGAGCATTCCAGATAAAGAATAACAGAAATCTTAGAGATGGTAATGATGTACTGATTTTTCCCATGATGACGCTTGAGAGATCATCACTGAGGAAAGATGCATCATTTAAGGGTGTTGCATGGGCACACCTAGGAAACGTAAATGACGCCAAAGGCGGTGCTATCGAAGTTGCTAGACGCATTAACCAAGACAAGACAGGCAACTTTGTCAATGCAGATAAGCGCAGAACTCAAGCTACTTTGACCTCTGGTATTGGTCCCGGTCAGGATAACTATCCCGGCGTTGGCAAGAAAGTGGTCTATGAAACCCTCTCTATGCCAATACCAACATATGTTGAGGCAATGTATAAGATAACAATCAGAACTGAGTATCAGCAACAGATCAACGAACTTGTCACACCATTCTTTGTCAGGACCGGACAGATCAACTCTTTCTTTATGAAGCATGAGGGCCATAAGTTTGAGGGGTTCATACAGGGTGATTTCTCGCAAGATTTCAACGTTGCTTCATTTCAAGACGAAGAGCGTATCTATAAAACATCTATAGATATAAAAGTATTAGGTTATCTATTAGGAGAATCCTCTAATGCTGAGAGGCCGAAGATAGCAGTTAGAGAAAACGCAGTTCAGTTCAAGTTCGGTAAAGAACAAATAGTATTAGATGAAAAGCCCAACTATACCAAGAGTTCTTTCTACCGTCGCTGACGTTTGGGTTAAAAACTAACTATTTATTTATGAAGTTTCTATAGAGGAGAAATCTATGCCAGCTAATAGTTTCAAGTTTGTCTCACCGGGTATCTTTCTAAATGAGATTGATAACTCCCAGATTCCACAGCTTCCCGGTGCTGTTGGTCCAACCGTAATCGGTCGCGCTTCCAAGGGTCGTGCAATGGCTCCCGTTAAGGTTGATTCTTTTTCTGATTTCGTTGATCTCTTCGGTTCGCCAACCGCTGGTGGCGTAAACTCAGAATACAGAACATCTGATTTTGCTGGTCCTACTTATGGTGTCTATGGTGCCCAAGCTTACTTGAATGCAAATGTTGGTCCTGTCAACTACATCCGTCTATTAGGCGTTCCACACCCAGATGCCGCCGATGCCGGTGGATACGCTGGTTGGACAACCTACAAATACTCTAGTGGAACCCCAACTGCAAAGACTTATGCTAGCAATGGTGGTGCCCTCGGTCTATTCGTTGCTGCTTCACAGTCAAGCGGTCAACACTTAACAGGTACTCTAGCTGCTGTACTATACCTAACAAAAGGTAGTGTATTCCTATCTGGTACCGTTGATAACGATGCCAAACCCGACATCTCAACCAACGAGGTAACCAGATTTGCTGGTTCAACTGCTGCTACCGATATGACACTGGTTGTTTACAACGGTGACACTTCTTCCTTGACAAACCAAGTTAAACTTAAGTTCAACTTCGATAGAGATAGCTCACAGTTTATTAGAAACGTTCTAAACACAAATCCAGTTCTCACAAACGATGGTATTATTCCATCGAATACACTCACAAAGAATGAAGATGTCTACTGGCTTGGTGAATCCTATGAAACTCAAGTTGCAACTCAACTAACCGGAACTTACTCAAATGTTCTAGCTTGGTTGGCTCCTGTTGCCACTGGTTCGTTAACGAGCGGTTACTCTTACGGCGATATGAGAATCAGCGATAGCAACGCTCTCCGCGCTAACTCTAACATCATTGATGGTAAGACAGGTTGGTTCTTCTCACAAGATCTCAGCACCGATACTGCTTCTTATGCATACACAACCATGACCAAGCTATTCCGTTTCCACGGTCTAGACGCTGGTGAATGGACCCAAAAGAACATTAAAGTTTCTATCGAGAATATCCAGATTTCTCCAAACTCTGATGTAGAAGAACATGGTAAGTTTAGTGTTGTTATCCGTAGTATCCGTGACAACGATTCTTCACCAATCGTTCTAGAAAGATTTGATAATCTAAATCTCAATCCTTCTTCACCAGATTACATTGGTGTCCGTATTGGTGACAAGGTAAGCCGTTTCGATTACCAACAAAGAGTAAATAAAGAATACGGTCAATACAATAACCAATCACGTTTCATCCGTGTTGAAATGAATCCAGCAGTTGAATCCGCCCTAATCAGCCCCGCTGCTGTACCGTTTGGTGTATATGGCCCTCTACGTCCAAAGAGAGTTACTAATCTTCATAGCGGCTCTACCAATGTAGTTTCTTTCATTAGCTATGGTACTTGGGCGAGTGCTGATACTACGACCCGTATCCTATCGGCGTCTAGCACATTTACAGCATCTATCCTATTCCCTGGAACCTCACAGAGAGTGTCAGCCTCAGATGGTTCTATTACCGATTACACCAAGGCTTACTTTGGCGCAAGAACAACAATCTCTGCTGACTCAAATCGCTTTGATGCAAGTATTCCCGATACTCTACGTTTGTACGGTACCGTTGATTCGCAGAATGTTGGTCTAGAAGGTCTAGATTCAGCCGCTCCATTTGAATACCAATGGATCTTCTCTTTGGACGATGTGATCCTTCCTTCTAACTCCTACAAGGCTTACTACGAGAGTGGTTCACGCGCTGCTGGTACCTCTAGAACAGCTACAAGCGGCGGATACACCGCTATTCTAAACGCTGGTTTCAGCCGCTTCACAACCCTCTTCCAAGGTGGTTCAGACGGTTTGAACATCCAAGAAGCAGAACCTTTCCAACATAACCGTTTGTCTGGTGTCCGTGAGTCAAACGCTCTTGTCAATACAGTTGAAGTTGCAATCGATCTTGCTGGTGATCCAAACCAACTAGAGACAAACTTGATTGTTGCTCCCGGTATTCGTCAGACCTCACTCACCAACAAGCTAATCGCAGCCTGTGAAAACCGTGGTGATGCTTTCACAATCCTTGATATTGACGATGGTTACAGAACAACAACCGAGTCTACCCAATCATTCAAGGATCGTTTGGGATCTACCACAACTGCAATCTCAAACCTCCGCAGCCGCAGACTAAACACCTCTTACGCTTGCGCTTACTACCCTTGGGTCCAAATCCGCGATAGCATCAACGGTTCACTCGTTTGGGTTCCACCTTCAGTTGTCGCCCTTGGTACAATGGCTTCTTCTGAGCGCGTCAGCGAAGTATGGTTCGCACCAGCCGGTTTCAACCGCGGTGGCCTATCTGCCGGTGCTGGTGGCTTGCCTGTCGTCAACGTTGCTGAGAAGCTAACCTCCAAGCAACGCGACGATTTGTACACCAACAACATCAATCCAATCGCTTCGTTCCCATCTGAAGGTATCGTTATCTTCGGTCAGAAGACACTACAAGTTACACCTTCTGCCCTAGACCGTATCAACGTTCGCAGACTCTTGATCTACATCAAGAAGCAAGTTTCAAGATTTGCTACCAGCGTTCTGTTTGATCAAAACGTTACAGTCACTTGGAACCGCTTCAAGGCTGCTGTTGAGCCATTCCTATCTTCTGTACAAGCAAGACTAGGTTTGACCGAATACCGACTTATCCTCGATGAAACCACTACAACTCCTGACCTAGTAGATCGCAACGTACTATACGCTAAGATCCTCCTAAAGCCAGCAAGAGCTATCGAGTTCATCGCAGTTGACTTCGTAATCTCCAGAACCGGAGCTTCTTTCGAAGACTGAAAAATAAGTTGATACTACTTACTATAGAATAGGAGAATCATATAATGGCAAATGCTTTCTGGACAGACGCTACCCTTAGAGATCCAAAGAGGAACTATAGATTTACAGTTCAACTATTGGCTTATCCCGGTGCTGCTACTTGGTACGCTAAGTCAGCAACCAAACCAAAGTTCAGTGTTACTTCAACATCACATGTGTTCTTGAACCATACATTCCATTACCCCGGTAAGGTTGAATGGCAAGATATCACAGTTACTCTAGTCGATCCAGTTGAGCCAGATGCAGTTGCCAATACTATGGCCATTATCCAGAATGCTGGCTACCATCCTCCAAAGGATGTCAATGATCTCTCCACCATGTCAAAGGCCCGTGCTGTTGGTGCCTTGAAGGGTGTTGTTATCAAGCAAATCGGCTCTGAAGGCGACCAAGACATTCTAGAAGAGTGGACCTTGAAGAACGCCTTCATTACTGATGTTGATATTGGTGAACTCTCCTACGACAACGAAGAGCTTTCTAACGTTACTCTAACATTGAAGTACGATTGGGCTACATGTTTCGTTCCTAACGGTTCTACCGTAGATATCTCCGGTCAACCTACAAACGTTACAAGTAACTTCCAATCAGTTAGAAACAGCTTCTTCGATCTAAGCGGTAGATAATCTAATACTTGAGAGGTTTTTTTGTCTAGAAATAATCAAAGCAGGCTGGGCGCTCAACAGCCTGCTTTTAGCGTTGAACCAGTGAGCGAGTTTCCACAAACACATATTAGTATTTCAGTTCCCACAGAGTTTGTTGATTTACCATCCCGTGGCTTATTCTATCCACCAAGCCACCCGTTGCATCGCAAAGACTCTATCGAAATCAAACATATGACAGCTAAAGAGGAAGACATTCTTACCTCGGAAGCTCTCATTAAGAAAGGCATTGTCCTTGATCGTTTAATCCAAAGCTTGATTATTGATCGTAATATAGATCCTTCATCGCTTCTGGTTTGTGACCGTAATGCTATCTTTATTGCTGCTCGCGCAACTGCATATGGCAGCGATTATGAAGCAACTGTTGTTTGTCCAGTATGTGATAAGAAGCATGATATCGTTCATGATCTTGGAACGTTTAGTTTCGATGATCCAGTTCTCGGAGAAGATATTAAGATTTCCGAACGTGGTTCTTGTTTGGTCCGACTTCCAAAGAGCGGTAAGTTAATCGAGTTTAGGCTTGTAACAGGCTACGATGAGAAGAACGCCAATGTTCAGGATAAGAACGCTCAAGTTGGCTCGCAAGTAACAGATCAGCTAAAGAATCTAGTCTTGACCATCGATGGCAACAGCGATATTGCAGTAGTAAATGCATTTGTTGTTAATATGCCAGCGTTCGACTCACGTTACTTGAGAAAGGCAATCAGGCAAGTGACTCCTAGTACAGATCTAAGGTTCGATTTGTCTTGTGATAGTTGTGATAGTAAATCGGTCGTGGAGGTACCGATTGGTGTCAAGTTTTTTTGGCCTGACGCCTAAGTACATCCAAGGGGTTTACGAGGAAATCTTCCAGCTTAAATATCATGGAGGATTCTCAGTTTTTGAATCCTATAATCTTCCGATAAATATTCGACGTTGGTTCTTGGATAGGTTGTCCAAACAGTTTCACAAAGAAGCAGAAGCGACAAAGAAAACAAGAACAAAGACAAGTAGATGAACTTAATGACCGCCTTCGGGCGGTCTTTTTTGCTTTCAACTATTTACATAGAGGTGAACCATGTCCGATCAAGAAAATGTGATTGATCTTGAGAAAGTCAAGAAGATGTTCAAAACCGAACTGAATGAAGCTCTGTCCGATGCAATGAGTTGGTGGACAAGTGCTTTGATGAAAGCAACATATGGTGGTAGGGGGTTGGAACTCCCATTCAGACTTGCAGGATCCCGTGACGAGCTTGCAGCTTTGATCTCTGCTATGGGTTTGGAACGTCGTTATATGGCTGATGCACATCGCTATGGATTAGATAATCCAGTTACATATAAGACAAAAAATGTATTGCAATCTGCAATCAATCGATTTGAATCTCGTACTGGTCTTCCGTGGCCATTCAAAAACTGATTTAGGAACAACCATAAATGGCTAAACGAACAGGCAGCACCAGTGGAACAGTTGGGAGCATAGATATAGGCGCTCTCGGGAAAAGTATTGCCGAGAATCTTGCTCAAATACAGGAAGCTACCAAACGTGGTGAACAAGCTGGTTCTTTGGCAGAACAGTTCGAACAGCAAAGAGAAGCTTTAGAAGATTACAACGAAGAACTAAAAAAGAATAATCTGAACATTGCTGAACGCGGCGCCGCAGAAACCAAGTTAATAGAACTTGAGATGCAACGCCTCAAGACCGAAAGGGATCTCAACAAAGCAGGTGTTGACACTGGTAGAACTTTAGAAGAGATAAACGAACTCCTTGCCGAGCATAGAAAAAAGCTAAGAGAAGCAAGTGAAGCTGCTGACTCTTTGTCGAACTCGTTCGAACTTGGAAGTCAGATCGGTTCTACATTTGGTAACGCAATCGGCGTTACAGATAATAAGTTAGAGGATTTTGTAGGTAGTCTTGCAAAGGGCAAGATTTCTATGAAAGGATTTACCTCTGGTATAAAATCCTCACTCAATCCTATAAAGATAGCTACATCATTGCTATCAACAATGGGTCAAGAATCTTATAAGTTGATGGTAACTGTCAATACTGTGAATAGTCAGTTTAGAAAAGACTATGGCCAGTTTGGTAATACATTAGCTAAAACAGCTCTAGCCTCTGAAGAATCGCTGAGAAAATTCAATATAGGCTATGAAGAAACAGCATTAGCAGTAGAATCTCTCAATGTTGGAGTTTCTGATTTTGTCGATATGTCCGCTCAACAGCGAGATAGTTTAGTTCGCGATTCAGCTTTGTTGGCAAAACTCGGCGTATCAAATGAAGAATATGCTGAAACTATTCAATCCATGACTAAGGCATTCGGTGATTCTACCGAAGGCGCTCAAGAGAACATGGTAGAAATGCGAAAGTTTGCAACTGCTATTGGTAAAAGTACCAAATCAGTTATGAACGATTTCTCTAAAGTTAGAAGTTACCTAGCTCAGTTTGGCAGCAACTATGAAAAGATCTTCCGTAGGATGGAAACGGTTGCTAGAAAGACCGGTGCGTCTATCGAAGATCTACAACAAATAGCATTAGGCTTCGATCAGTTTGAAGGTGCAGCCGAATCGGTTGGCAAGTTGAACGCTTTGTTGGGTGGTCCATTCTTGAACACTGTTGATATGATCAACACAGAAGATCCTGCCGAAGCAATCATGAAAATCAAAGAAGCTTTCGATGCTTCTGGTAAATCGGTTAACAGCATGACCAGAAGAGAGTTGCAAGCTTTCGCTACTTCGATACCGGGAATCAATGGTGATGTTGAGAAGTTAAGAACTATTTTTGGACAACTCGATTCCGGCATGTTGGATACAGCAGATTCAATCAATGCTGTCTTAGAAGGTTCTAAAGAAACAACTAAATCTTTAGAAGATGATGCTGACGCATCGATGACCATTGAAGAGCGACAAGCAGCTATAGCAAAACAAATGGCATTAGCAGCTAGCTCTATGGAAAAAGCAGCCAATGTTATGAGTGAGGCACTAAAAGTAGCTAATGATCAAGGAGCAAACTTAAGGAATGTTACTGCCGATGGAACAAAAGCTGCTCTTAAAACAGCACAAACAGCTAAAAGCATTTCTGCTATTCAGAAAGCTGGTGCCGAAGTAGCAGAAGCAGGGACTGAGGTTGCGGTCAAAGAAGCTGCTAAAGGTGCCGGTAAACTTGCTGGTAAGAGGATCCCAGTAACTGGTGCTTTAGTGGCGGGTGGTATGGCACTCAGCAGAGCTTCGGAAGGCGATGTTTTTGGTGCAGGTTTAGAAGGAGTATCGGGTGTTCTTAGTCTTATAGAAGGTCTTGCAGTAACTGGCGTCGGAGCGCCAATAGCCGCCGCTGCACTTGGTGGTGGAATCGGAATCGATGCTTATCTCGCTAAAAGGGATTACGATAGAGCCATGTCCGCTGGTGGAGCTACTTACAAAGATTACCAACAATCTCAAGCCGGTCCCGCAATGGCCGCTGGTGGTATCGTAACAAAACCGGTCACAAATGCCACTATTGGCGAGGCTGGTCGTGAAGCTATCATTCCACTAGAGAACGGCGCAACTCACTTGGTAGAGCCTCTTACGCTTGCTCTGAAGCAAGCTATGGGTACTGGCGCAGGCAGTTCTCCAAACATCACATTGAAGGTCGAACTCGGTGGTAGAGAGTTGACAGCTTTCGTTAAGCAAGTCATCGTTGACAATCTAAATCCTTTCAAGTGATGGAGTGATTTATGACAAAAGGTAGCTACGATAGCGGCCCATTGGTCGCGTATGTTAAGCAAAAAGATTATGTCATCCACATCAGTCATGTGCCAACTGATAAGACGGTATCATTTCCAGCATTCTTGACTGCTTTCGAAGATAAGTTTAGTTCAGATTGGAATACAACATCTGTGTTTGGACGGATGGATCCTATCTACACATTCCAGCAAACCAGCAGAACAATATCGTTAACTGTTGACGTTCCAAGCGCAGACGAGAATGAAGCAAAACAAAATCTAAGCAATGTTAGAGAACTTACTAAGTTCTTATATCCAACTTATCAAAACAACTATAACGCAACAACGATTTCCAAGGCTCCATTGGTGAGGATCAAGTTTGCCAATCTCATTGGTACAAATATAGATGGTCTTGGTCCTAGAGGATTGTTGGGAAAGCTTAATGGTGCTGGCGTTACTCCCAATAATGACGCTGGGTATTTTGACCCCGGCCAAATGTTGTATCCTAAAGTGTTGACATTAAATCTAACTTTTGATGTTATTCACGAAAGAAATCCCGGTGAATGGGACCAAGTTGTGCAGAAAGTCATTAAAGAAGAAGAAAAGAAAGTATCTCCTGCCGATACCGCAAAACAAACCGCTACTGCCGTTCAGCCAACAACAACTTCTACGGTTCCGGCTGGTTCTAAGAACGGTTCTGCTACTTCTGGACTTGCTGTTGCAAATACGACTGTCAGTAAACCAGAGGTTCCTCTAGAGGCATCTATTCCAAATGTTGCTACCGCTCCAAGCCCAACACCTGTAACTGAAGTAACATTTGACGAACCAACACAGATTATTGGTCGTCCTCTCGATACAGAATCGGTACCAGCAGGAACTTCAGCGTCTACTAGGATTGTAGATGAAGAGGAACAAAGTCCCGATCTAAGCTTCCTTGATGAAGAAGAGATTCCTCCAAACGCAAGACAGCCGGGAGATAGCTATAGTGTTCAGGACATTTTAAGTGGTAAAAACCCACAAGGCTCTGGAGGTTACTAATGTACATCGATGCTCCAATAAAGACCTACTCTAGCGAGAAAGGATACAGTATCACTTTTACACATGTCCCAACCGGAAAACAAGTAAGTTTTGCTGCGTTTCTTACTTCATTTGATGATTCATATAGTTCCAACTGGAGTCCTGATAAGATTTATGGTAGAACTGATCCTATCTACATGTTTCAACAGACAACTAGAACAATAAGCTTTTCGATTGATATTCCTAGTGCCGACGAAACAGAGGGAGAGTTTAACTTAGCTTCCGTTAGGAACCTAACAAGATTTCTATATCCAGCATATCAGCTAGTAGATGGTAGGGCTAACATTATAGATGATAGTCCACTCATTAGAATCAAGTTTGCAAATCTGATAGGTAAAGGGCCAGACGGGATCGGAAGCGGTAATCTTTTGGGAAGAATATCTACCGTTTCTGTCTCACCTGTAATAGACGCTGGTTTCTTCGATCCATTCCAAGTACTCTATCCTAAAGTTCTAAATCTATCTATTTCCTTCGATGTTATCCACGAAGAAAGTCCAACGAAGTTTCCTGTTGAGGGTAGTCCTGTTAATCCCTACGCAGAAGATAAAACCGGAAATACAGGCTCCACAATCAACACTATTAATGACACAGCAACCTCGACCATCTCAAATGGTTCTGAAGACCGAAATACAGCTAGCGGCTTGGAGAATAACAATACAAATGCTATGTCAAATGAGGAGTTCGAAAGATTGAAAGCGTCTGGAGCAACAATATATCTTAAAGACGGATTTGTAATCGATACTGATAAAACAAGAGCTAAAGCCGCAGAACTAGAAAAACTTAAAAATAGTACCAATGAAGCTGACGATTCAAGAGAGGTATCCTCTGAGGATGAGCAGCTTGACGAACAACAAGTTCTTAGATCAGCAACTAAATAATATAGTAGGAGCAAGATATGTCACGTTACGACGGTAGAACAGTAGCAAGAAATCAGGAAATAACATATTCTGATATCCTGCAATCAAAAGATCTTAAATACATAGATCAATACCTAACTCCAACTATACCACCTGTTGGGTTCGAAGACGGCTTGACTCTCACAAGAGTTCAGCATGTTTGGACACAAGGTGATAGATTGTGGAAGCTATCCGAAAAGTATTATGGTGATCCAAGCTACTGGTGGCTTATTGCTTGGTACAACCAGAAGCCTACTGAGAGTCATTTCCTGTTGGGTGATGTTGTGATAATCCCTACTCCATTTGAAAGAGTCCTAGCGGCGTACAACAGGGCAAGATAATGACTGATCCATTGCTAGATCCATATCCAACTAGTCCGGTAACGCCAACTAGAGAAACACTCAAGCTTGCTACATTTGATGAGCAGGCGTTTTTGATTCATAATCTTCGTAAGTTAGCTGAGTTGCATAACAAAAGGCACGAAGAAGAAACAGCTTATGAAAAGTTAGATCTTCTCAAAGGACCAAATGTTGCGCTGCTTAATAGGCTTTTGAACGCTGACTACTTCAGAAAAGAAGCTTTATTGAATCTTACTCCTGCACAAACATCTGAACTTGTACCACAGATAAGAATATTCAAACAAAAGTATGCACCAAATCAAGACGTACAAGAAGAAGTAGAGTTTATATTTCCTGCTTATCTTGATACTAGCCAAGTATTAGACGATATAGGCCGCGGCGGCTATGGCATACAGTCTTTTGAGATTGAATCACAAGGTACAACTTTCTATACTGCTGATAAGCAGTTTACCGCTAGAATGGTTCTATACTTTCAATCATTTGATCAGTTTGTAAAGTCTCGTGGTAAATACAGTTTCTTAGATCTTATTGTGCATCCACCCGCGATATCTGGAGATGTTAAATCAGTTAGCGCACCGGATGCAACAGCCAAATCAAATGGTCGGCCTTCTATCATATCTGATCCATATCTGTTCAGGATCAGAGCAGAAGTTGGATGGTCAATCGGGCAAATAACTGCCAACTCTGCATTTGATAAGAAAACTGATGCTGCCACTATCTCAGCTATTCAAAGATCTAAGATTTCATTCTTCCTTTACTTGGTTGATCACGATATTAACATAAACGAAGATGGTACTTTAACTTTGAGCATTAACTACATCGGTGCTTTTGACGTTATTGGTCGCGACGTTAGATCTGGTATCATATTAACTGGAGAGCAGAAAGATGCTCTTGATGCAATATCAAAACAGATTGCTGCCGAGGCTGAGAAAGGTGAAGCGGGTAAAGCACAGATAGAAAGACTAAGAGGAAATCTGCAACTTTTGCAAACTACTCTTTCTAAAGATGCAATGGAATCGATTATCAAAGAACTAATGGAACCACCGGGGTCTGGTACTAGACGTAGTAAAGTCTATCAAACAGTTCTTTCTAGAGCCGCTGTTGATCAGTTTGCGTACTTTGGTGGTAGGCTTGACAACGCAACCAGTAATAGCACTACTACAGGAGCAGATCCGGCAGCTTATGGACAATCAGATCCTGCGACCGGTCAAACAATAGAGTCTATCACACCGATTGACTTTTGTTCTCTTCCTTGGGCGGTAGAAGAAGTCATAGACGGTGAGATAAGTTATCCTTGTTTCACACCTATTCAGGCTCCGAACGAAACTCTTACGATTGAAGAGTTCAAAGCTAATCCTATCGTGAAGGATGCTGAAGGTCGCGAGTACTTTAACTTATCATGGTTTTACCTTGGTGATTTGTTAGAGGTTCTGATGCTTAGAGCTTTCAACCCTAAGACTTCTGACGCCGACACTCTCATAAGGAAGTTCGGTGGCGAGTTCTCAAAAAGAGTCAAACTTATTCTAAGTGATATTGAAGTTATAGATTATTGTACAGGTGATCCAATAAGATTAAATCTTGCACACGTTCCTATATCTCTACGAAAGTTTACGATCTTCTTCTATAACAAGATTGTGACCACTAGGAATCTAGACTATACCATCGATGATTTTATTAGAGATATGTTAAATGATCTAGTAAAGGACGTATTCCTAGATCGCTCATATATTGCCAATAGATCATTGAAGCAGAATGTTAACTTAAAGTATATCAATCTTGCTGTTTATTCTAATACTCCAAAGGTAGATTTACTTACACCTTCTGGGGATACAGTTAAGGTTGATTCGATTGGGGCAAGTAAGTTCTTGAAATCTAACTCTATTGGCTCTAATCCAAATAACTACTTCTTCTACTTGATGATATACCAAGACACATATGATCCTTCCGTTCTGAGGGGTCAATATGAATCTGATAGATCAAGAGGTATTGCTCATATTTATATGGGTAGAGATAGAGGTATCGTTAAGAAAGTATCTTTTAAGAAAACACCATTACCATACAAGAGAGAAGAAAGGATAGCAGCACAGGGGAAATCATTCGATCCGGTCCTGCAACTAGCATCTTTGTACAATGTAGATATGGAAACATATGGTAATACTTTATTTTTAGCTGGTACATATTTCTATTTGATACCAACTGGAATGGGTTCTGGTTTGGGGCTTCCAAATCAAGATCGTTCTTATGCAAACATTATGGGTCTTGGTGGATATTATTTCGTCAACAAGATAACGTGGTCTGTGGAGTCGGGCAAATATATTACAAACATTTCTGGTATTCATCAAGCTACTGGCGCTCCAAGCTCAACTCCAAACAAAGAACTGTATGCCAGAGGAAAAGGCATAGGAATAACTGACTGACAAGGAGGTTCTAGATGCAGTATGATATTTTTTCAAACGATTCTTCTGATTCGGCCAATAAAGAACTATTAGCTAGAACTTTCAAGGGCAATAACTCTCTTGGAGCTAAAGATGCTTTTCAAGCAAAACAAAAGTATAATGCAGATGCTTATGCTACAACAGGCCCAAGTCCAGTAACAACGACGAATCCTACGACCGTGATCACACACGATCAGGACGAGATTCAGTTAGAAGGTGTTTTTAGTATTTTTAACGATACAAGACTTCCTCTATATGGGACAGTTGACAAGGATGTAATACCATTAAGACCAAAGAAACAATATCTTTCGTTTTATTTGGAGAACAATGGCGGTTTTACAGCATTAGACTTTGTTGTTAACTCCTTCATCAATATGAGAAAAGCATATTCACGCGGCATGTTCGAAGGCAAAGGAATAGCAAACGGCTTTTTGCTTTCAAACTTAGATGTGAAGAAATCAATGGACGATGGTAGTCGTGCTTTAGAATCGAATCTTGATTCAATCATAAAGCAGTTTATTAGTTATTCTAGACAAGATAGCACAAATAGAAAAAAGGTAATAACTCCTGAACATTTCCTAAACTACTTCGCAAACTATATTCTACTATATTCTCGAAAGGGATTTGTAAACTATTCGTCAATGGTTCTAACCGATAAGTTCGATATCAACTATAACGGTCTTTGTTTGGATATTGCTAATGTTGCTTATGATTCCGATAAAGATAAGGTCAAGAGTATTATACTTGATCCCAACTTTAGCTATTATAGAGACACAGCACTTTCTTTTGGATTTGTTATAGCGAAAGAATACCCTTTCAAGTTGATTGCTAATCTTAACTCTTCGCGAATGAGAGACAACATTTGTTCGTGTGGCATTTCGTATCTCAATGGTCTTGAACTTAAGACTGCTGATGAGGTAGTGGATTTCTATTATGAGCCAGCTTATTTGGCTGATTTTAGTACTATGAGAAATCTTTTTGATTTAGCATACAATACTTTCTTAAACACATTTAGGTTTGAAAATGTTGCTACATATTATGATGGTTCTTTACATACTAAAAGAGTTTATAGATATGCCAGCCAATCACAACTAATACAACAACTACTAAATGATCATTTATTATTATCTCTATATATCAGAACTAAAAATAATGAAATGAGATTAGGATTCACTGAGAAGTCGTTGAATAGATTTGAAATAACATCTAAGTTTATTTATGACAAGTATGGTATCGAAGAAGCTCTGAAATATATTAATCAGAAGTTGAGATTGGCTATAGAAGTTATCCGACTTGATAAAAAAGGATTTACAAACATTGAGAGTTTTTCTAATGAAGAAGCACTTGCACTTATTAGACTAACACGTTATGATTACTGAGGAGCAAATAAATGTCAAAAGCACTACAATATAACTTGGACGAATCGAAGAGAATCGGCTGGAACGCTTCAATATTGGGTTTGTCAAAAATCGATGAAACTTTCGTTGAGGCCGTCAAAACATTCCAGCGTAAGTATAACCTGTCTGCTGATGGTATGTTGGGGCCTAATACATATCGTAGGATTATTCTAGAAAAGGATGATGCCGATGATGTGAAACCAAGCATCCCGACTTGGAGTGGCAGCAGCATTATCTGCAATGGAAAGGAAGTACCTCTCAAATCTGGCAAAGCAATAACTTGGAAGGACAAAGGTGGATTTGTCTTGACTAAGGGCTTCGTCAAGAAGACAACTAGAACTCCTTCATTATTTGTAACACATTGGGATGTTTGCTTGTCAGCAGCTAGTTGCTATAATGTTTTGAAGGATCGCGGGTTGTCGGTTCACTTCTCTATCGACAATGACGGTACAATCTATCAGTATCTTGATACAGCGAATATTGCTTGGCACGCCTCACCAGCCAACGAGGTTTCTATTGGGGTCGAAGTATCGAATGCTTTCTACACAAAGCATCAAGATTGGTATATCAGAAATGGCTTCGGTCCAAGACCGCTTACCAAAGCAGTAAAGGGACACGGTGGTATGATCGACAGCCACTTAGACTTTTATGATGCTCAGTATGAGGCTTTAGCTTCACTTTGGGAGGCGGTTCACCGCGCACATGGCATTCCGCTACAGTTACCAGACAGATTCGACAGAACCATCGATTGGAGCGATTTCAAGGGGTTCGTAAACCACTTCCACATAACCGATAGGAAGATCGATTGTTTCGGCATGGATCATGGTCGAGTCCTCGCCCGCGCAATCCAGTTGTCGAACTCTTGACACCTATTTGACTTGACGGCCCTGCGGTACGGTGATACATTCATTGTACGAGGGCCGAATGATTTTCCAGACGTTTGATTCGAAGAACGAATGCGCTGCGGTATTTGCGAATAACCAGCTTTCTGGAATGGCACAAGTAGATTTCTCTTCTCTGAATCGTACATGGGCTTGGGCACCCTATTTGCCTTCGGGTATTGACTTCGCCAAGATTTACGTTGGTGGTAAAGAACTTGATGAAGTTTGTCCTGAAGAATACAAGGAAGAGTATGAGAAAGCTAGTTCTAAGCTGAAGGCTCTTTATCGTTCGTTTCTTTTGGCAAAGATCAATCTAAACGAAAACTGTTTTTATGATTTGGTTAGCAAAGGTTTCTTGGAAGATTATGCCAAGGTAAAAACAAAGATCTGTGATTGGGTATTTCAGAATGTTGAGAAACCAAGCAATCATGATTACCTTGTTAGACTTCAAGAAGTTCTACACGATATTTCAACTCGTCGGCTCTGTATTGATTCGGCTGCGATGAACAGCGAAAAGCATAAGAAGAAGGTACGAGATTTTATAGAAAGAATGCGTTCTTATCCAAGAAAGATTGTTTATGACCCATTCTCGGTAAAGACAGGAAGGTTGACAACAACCAAGGATTCGTTTCCTATTCTTCGTTTCGACAAAGATCTGCGTAGATTTATCAAGCCTAACAATGACATGTTCTTGGAGATTGATTACAATGCAGCAGATCTGAGGTCTTTGTTCTTTATCCAAGGTAAAGAGCAACCACCAATCGATATCCATGACTGGAACATTCAGAATGTATTCGGGAAAGATACTGATAGAGATCTGGCAAAGAAGATGATGTTTGGCTGGTTATACGATTTCGAAAAGCGTGATGATCGTTTGGAAAAAGTCTATAGTCGTGATTACTTACTTAGGGAGCATTGGGATGGTAAGGCAGTTCAGAACCCGTTTGGCAGAACTATCGAATGCGATAGAGACCATGCCATTCCGTATTTGGTTCAAAGCACGACGGCTGATTACGTTGGTCGAAAGCTTGTTGAGATTTATGATCTCCTGAAAGGCAAGAAATCTTATTTGGCTTTCTCGATTCATGATTCGATTGTTATTGACTTTGACTGGTCTGAACGGAAACTAATCTTCCAAATCTTGGAGATTGTTCGTAAGGATGGATTTGTTGCCACAATGAAAGCAGGAAAAGATTTTGAGAATCTAAAGGTGATTGACCTATGAATGTTATCGGCTTGGGAGGTGTCGGATCGAGAATCGCGGCACAGTTCGAAAAATACCCACAATACAATGTTGTTTGTGTAGACCACGATCAACAAGTAGAAAGGACCATTCGAATCAAGAAGCATAACGATCCCGAAGCCTATGAATCAACTAACATCGATTTGACATTATTGTATGGCTGTTTGACCAGTGATGATGTTATAATGATTGTGAGCGGTGGTTCTCTTGTCTCCGCTTTGTCACTCCGAATCTTAGAGGGAATCAAGGATCGCAATATCACGATTGTCAGCGTTGAAGCTGATCCAGTTACGTTAAGCCATAAGAAAGCTTTGAATCAGAAGGTCGTAACAAATGTATTACAGCATTTCACACGATCCGGTAAGTTTGAGCGGATCTATCTGATCAACAATCAGAAGGTTGAAGAAATCGCTGGCGAACTACCTATTATTGGGTATTGGGATCAAATCAATGTTTTGATTGCTAATACCTTGCACATGATCAATGTGTATCGTAACAACTCGCCTATTATGGGCAGCTTGGATCAACCGACAGAAACAAATCGTATTTCTACTATCGGAATCAAGAGTCTTGAAGACGATGTAAAAAAGATGTTCTACGGCCTTGCCAACGTAAGAGAAGAGAGTTACATTTATGCTATCAGTGAGGCACGGTTGTCAAAATCGAACGACTTACTGAAGCGTGCTAAAGAAGAAGTAAAATCTAACACAACGGAAACCAAAACCGTTTCATTCAGTTTCTATCCTACAAAGTATGATAGAGATTTAGTGTATGTCTTGGAACATACTTCATTCGTGCAAGAGCAGCGATAGGAATAAATCTTCCTATTGACTTTAGGGTAAAACCCACAACTAACATAAAGGAAAAAACAAAATGGCTATTGATATCAGCAAGATGAAGGCTAAGCTTTCTGCAACCGAGAGTAAGGGCGATACGTCCAGTAAGGTTTCGACTTTTTGGAAGCCAGTAGAGGGCGAGCAAGACATTCGCATTGTGTGCCCATCAGACGGAGATCCGTTCCGTGATTTCCACTTCCACTACCTAGAGGTTGGTGGTAAGCGTAAGACTGTATTGTGTCTGAAGAAGAACTTTGGTGAGCAATGCCCAATCTGTGAGTTTGCTTCACAGACTTGGCGTGATGGTGTCGCTAACAACGACGATGAAGATAAGAAGCTCGCTAAGTCGCTATTCGTGAAGGAGCGTTACTTCTCACCAGTTTTGGTCCGTGGTGAAGAAGACAAGGGTATCCGTGTTTGGGGTTATGGCGGTACTGTTTACAAGAAGCTGTTGAGCCTTGTGTTGAATCCAGACTATGGTGATATCACCGATACCGAAGAGGGTACCGATTTGACAATCTCGTACTCCACCAAGACCGGTCGTATGTTCGCTGAGACTGACGTTGCTCCTCGTCGTAAGACCTCTGTGCTTTGCTCTAAGGCAATCGGTGGTTCAACTCGTTGCGCCGAACTCCTAGAGTCAATGCCGTCATTTGATTCGTTGTTTGAGCGTTTGACCGCGCAACAAATCACTAATCTTCTTGATGAGTTCCTAAGCGACCAAAATGGTGCAGGCCCAGAAGTTCAGAAGTACAACGCTAATACAAGCTCGGACGATGATCTTTTGAACTCAGTTTTCCGTGAGATTAGTGCCGCTAGTAAGTGATAAAAACTACTTATACTCGACCGGAGAGCTACGGCTCTCCGGTTTCGGAGTACGGGTATGAAAGAAGAAGACGAGCGTTTGTATCAGTTTGATGTTAACTACACCCTTTGGGCTGTATTTGTTTTAATAGTAGCTTGGGCTGCTATACCATTTGTGAATGCTTATGGTTCTGAACCTAAGATTGGTTTAGTCCAAGTCAAAGAAGAAACAAATACAATCTATGTTGTTGGTAAGAATCACGCTAGATCACACGCATTTACAATAAACTAAATGGAGTTGTAATGGCCCGTAAGACTGAAAGTAAACCGGGCAAGCTATCCATCGCAGAAATGAGAAACCTTGTCAATAAGAAGTATGGACAAGAGATTGCTCATGATCTAACGAAGGAAAATCCAACTGAGGTAACTGATTGGGTTCCAACTGGCGCACGCTGGTTGGATTCTATTATTTGCCGTGGTAAGCTTGCTGGTATCCCCGTAGGAAAGATTACAGAAATCGCCGGTCTAGAAGGTACCGGTAAATCATACATGGCTGCACAAATCGCAGCAAACGCAATGGCAAAAGGAATGGATGTAGTCTACTTTGATTCAGAATCAGCAGTAGATCCAGAGTTTCTAGAAGCAACAGGTTGTGATCTAAATAAGCTTCTATACATCCAAGCAACAACAACAGAACTGGTTCTGGAGACAATCGAAGAACTACTGACCGCTAATAACGGTTCTATGTTCTTTATTTGGGACTCACTAGCTAATACGCCAGCAGCAGCAGACGTAGAAGGTTCGTTTGATCCAATGTCCTCAATGGCTATGAAGCCAAGAATCTTGTCAAGAGCTTTTTCTAAGCTAACAATCCCTATCGCTAATACCAAGTCTACACTGTTGATCCTTAATCAGCTTAAGACTAATATTACTTCTAATAGGGCAGAGCTTCTGACAGAGCCTTATTTTACTCCCGGTGGCAAGGCACCAGCGTATGCATACTCGCTGCGTATTTGGCTAACTGGTCGTAAGGCAAAGGACAGCTACATTCTTGATGAACGTGGTTATCCAATCGGTTCGGAAGTCAAGGCTAAGATCAAGAAGTCACGTTTCGGCTCTCTCAATCGTGAGTGTACATTCAAGATTATTTGGGCAGGAGGACTCGCAAAGGTCCAAGACGAAGAAAGCTGGTTCAATGCAGTTAAGTCTTCTAAACATCTTGAACAGGCAGGAGCTTGGTTCTCGCTGGTCTATGAAGATGGAACCAAAGAGAAGTTCCAAGCAGCTAACTGGAAAGAGAAGCTAGAGTCTGATAGATTCAGGGAAAGAGTTTTGCAGTTGATGGATGAAGAGATCATTGTGAAGTTTGAGACTCGCGAAGGTAATGCAGAAGATTACTTTGACGTAGACTCAGTGGACGACGAGCTAGACTGACATTCGCTTGACAAAGTTCTGCTGGACGCTCGGCCCCTCATACGATATATTATAAACGTATGAGGGGTTCATGAGTTTGACGAAGCGACAGCGCAGGTATTTGGAACTGGCCAAGAAGATTGCGACTTGCTCAGATTCCCCGGATTATCGCCACGGAGCCGTTCTTGTTAAGGGCGGTTCTATCATCAATACGTCTTGCAATGATTTGCGATCTGTTTGGTGGGCGAATCGTTTTCGCAATCATAACTGCGGTCATGCTAC